AAAGGGTTCACTCCTTCATGATGGTACTCTCATATTAAGGGGTTCACTCAAAGCATCGGGTACTCTCTTTTATGTGGGTTCACTCTGTTCGCATAATACTTTCGGTGTATGGGGTTCACTCTCAAAATGTGGTAATCTCAAGCGTTAAGGCTCACTTTACTACTGTGTTACTTTCGGGAACCATGGTTCACTCATCTTCCAGGATACTCTCCATACTCGGGGTTCACTCGTTTTCCATGATACTGTCCACTGTAGAGGTTCACTCTTTATAGTTAGTACTCTCTCGTATAGTGGTTCACTCACCACATCTGGTACAAACTCATTTTCGGGTTCACTCATGTGTTGAGATACTCTCAATAGACGGGGTTCACTCTACCAAATTGGTACTATCGGTGGTACGGGTTCACTCATTATTCATGCTACTATCATCACAACTGGTTCACTCTTAGAAGAAGATACTCTCTTTAGTTTTGGTTCACTCTGGGAGAATGGTACTCTCAAATGATGGGGTTTACTCCATAGGCCAGTTAACTGGGGCTATGATGTGTGCGTGCCCCCGGTCAATGATGTAAGGCTTTGGTGGAGGTGTTCCATAATGTGTCTCATAAGCAACGTGGTGCCAGTGAGCAAGGAATAACTTTGCAACATACCGTAAGGATGAGTTATGAATTTGTCCGGGAGGAATCTTTCCAGACTCCAACAAGGTTTTCAACTCCTTATCTTTAATGTTTTTCTTTTCTAGTTCCCGTGCAGCTCGTTCTGCATACTCTCCAGCTTCGTTCTTTGCTGTTTCGTATGCTTTACGGGAGTCATAGAAGTGACCATACATATCCCCAGGCTTGTTACGGTTCTTCATAAAGACATCTGCCATCTTCCAACAGAGGGTCTTTAACTTTGCATTGTAGGGACGTTTCTGTCCTTTCTCCCAAACCATATCTGGGTTTAAACCTGCAAACGACCAAATGTGACCTACTGTTGGGGCTCTAGTAATATCTATATGTGCCAGTAACCCTGCTGAAATGATTGGTCCTACTCCAAAGATTGACTGGGACCAACGTCCTACTTCTTGGGCTGCAGCATATACACCCAAAGCCCCTTTAATTTGAGTTTCTACTCTATGGGCGTTATCTGTTAACCAAGCTAGTAACTGATTAGGCTCATCTTCACCAGCGTATTCTGCTGCTGAGGAACGAACTATGTTTGCTGAACTTTTACGGGCTTCTTGCCAGGTATAGTAAAAGTCTACAAAGAAACGTGCCTGTGATGCTGTTAAGTCAGTTGCTGCTTTCTTAAGGTCCCGTGAAAGTAACTCTAATGGAAAGAATCCTAACTCAGCATATAGGTCAGACTCTGATTCTAGATCCTCTGCGTACTGAACTACCTCTTGTATAACCATCTACTAACTACTCCCTCTCTTACAGTTATTATGACCTAGTTCTAATAGTGATGTTTCCAGATTATTCCTAAAAGTAAAATCCTGCCATCGTTCTCCTGACTTGGATGCATCAGTTCCTATAAAGCCCTGACACTTAAAACATTTATAGTATGTCTTAATTTCTCCCAGGCGTCTAAATACCTCTTTAAGGTCAGGTTGATCCATTATAGTACTAACTGGTTAACAGGTATCTCTGTTCTAACATCTCTTCCCATTAAGGACACACTAACTGTAGCAGTCCCCTTTGTAGGATTAGTTGATAGGACTGTTCCATTAAAGGCATCCATAGGACCACCAATTATAGTAACTAGGTCATCTTTCTGAAAGTTTGTCTCTGCCTTTTTAGTCATATCCTGAACATGAGATATTATTCTAGCAGTCTCTTCATGACTTAGTGTTACTGGAGTCCACTGATCTGAATCAACAAAGTCTGGATTCTCTCCTGTAATGAATCCAGTTACTCCAGGCGTACCACTTACACATATATAGGTATTAGTCTCTAACTGCATATAAACAAGTATGTAACCAGGAAATAGTTTTTCCCTTCGAGTTCTCCGTTTCCCATTCTTGAATACAACTTCTTCTTCTGTAGGTACTAAGACCTGAACTATCTTTTCTTGAAGGTTCAGGTTCTTAGCCCTTATCTCAATATTTTTCTTTACTTTGTCTTCACTACTTCCTAGTGTACTAATTATATACCAGTTGTATTCAATACTACTGGGAATGTTAACTGCTGATAAGGCTCTTGGTAATGTCATCAGTTCCATCCATACTTTTCGACTTCAGTCATCCGATCCTGAATTTTGTCTAAGGCCCTTGCCATAGCTAATAGGGCTTCTTTAGAGTTTTCCTGTACCTGAGGATCACTACCACACATAAGGTTAGTGATAAATATTTTAGCACTTACTTCCCATGATGGTACTATACTAATGTCTTCAGCCATAGATATTAACTACCGTTCCTTTACACTTATTACAATATAGGGGTATAGAGTTCAAACTTAAACCACACTCAGTACGCGGAGGTATAATTTGAGTAGGAGATGCAGGCAAATCCAGGTCTGCTCCACATCCTCCATTTACATACTTACCAGGTAATTTAAGATACACTTTGTCTTCCTCCTACCTGCTCATAGCAGAAATTCCGTAAGTCATCACCTAGGGAAATTATACCTACTCCAACCAACCCATTTATTTCTATAACAGCCTCAATGACTTCAGTTAAAGTAAAGTGACCATGAATTAGTTCCTGTTTCATTTGCTCTAGTCTTACAGTTTTATCCCAACCTGGATTTTCCTGTAAAGGTTTACTAATCCTTCTTAAGGTACATACTGGACACTCTTCAGGAAAGCCCTGACCTGATATGTAAACTTCACACTTAGGACATATTTCCATTTAACTACCTCTCACCTTGTTTCTCTTCTCTTGTATCAAAGTGGTCACCAGGATCTTCATAGTAGAATCCACAGCTATCCCTACACTGATTACAGTAACCAGTGGCACCCCCATAAGGGATTGTACATATATCCACTTCTGTTCCACTTGCTGGACCTACATCACAGCAATCAGACAACCACATTTACTTCCTCCTATTCCTGAATAAAGGGTGACCATTCACTATAATCTCTCTACACGTTATTTCCTTAATCTCCACCATATAGGTTAGATCTACTGAATACCTAAAAATAGGTTTAACTAACTGTAAAGTTATTAAAGTTAAGTAGGCATTAAGCCTAGCGGTTTGATCTAGAAGACCTATTAGAAAGCGCATTAGCTTCAGTAATCCTCCTATGTAAAGGCTTACGTCGTATAACTGATATGATAACTAATCCATGAAAGATAGTAACCATAACTATTGCTACACCTATTACACCACTGGCCTGTAGCTGAACTGAACCCACCATAGATAAGACCCAACTCATCATCCCCAAAAATAAGAATCCTTTTCTGGTCGTAAACTTGCCTAATTTTACTTTCTTCATTTTAGGTGGGATCATCTAAACTTAAATCCTCCAGTTCAGAATCCCAAGTCCAATTAAACTCATAACCCCTAGTATCTAACTCCAACTTCTCACAAATTAGGGTCCAACCCTTATCAGTCATGGTCTTTATAGGACCATTTATAGGATGAACTACCCAGTCCATATAGACTGGATTAGATGCAAATTCACCCTTAGGGTCTATTAGTGCGACTAAGTCGCGGGACTGTCTAAAGTTCAGTATCCTCACAGGCAAGTGTTCCTTCCTTTGTCAGACCTATATTATAGCATAGACTTAATAAGATGTCAACTGGGCCTATTTTTAATTTTTTGATAATTTTCAAAACAGGCCCGTTTCAAAATTTTAGGAAAAAATAAGCTAAAAGCTTAAACTGGCTCTTTAGTCCTTAAAGCTTCATAAAGCCTCTGTGTTACTACTACATCTGCTGCTGCTCTGTGAGCAATAACATCATCTGTTCTAACCTGGTTATCCTCACAGGCTGTTTTTAGATTATACTTAAGGCCTTTAACTGGTTGATCTAAAACCCTACTAGCATAGAGCATAAACTGTTCTCCATCCTTCATAGGTTTTTCCATCTTTATACCTTTATATATAACAGCAGTGTCAATTAGCCTTTTTATAGCAAGTTGTTCCTTTATAGGATGATTCATTCTTTTAGCAACTGTTAAAAGGAAAGGTTGGTCAAACCTAAAAACATTATGTCCAACTAAAGGATACTCATTATCTATAACCTTTGAAAACCAGTCAAGGGCATCTGTAAGATCTATACCTGAACTATCTAAATGGTTATTACTGATACCAGTAATCCTTGTTATATTTCTACTAACATACTTTCCATAAGGCATCTTTATAAGAGTAGAGTTTGAACTAATAGATTCTCCCTCTCTTACAAAAGAATAACCAATTTCTATTAGATGATCCCTATCTGGGGATAAACCAGAAGTTTCAATATCAAAGCATATATAGGTAGAAGGTAAATTACTCATATTTCCATTTCACTAAAATTTCTTTCTTTATGAACAGTAGTACTAACTAAAATAATAATTAGTACTACTGTCCATTTGGTTAACTAAGAACACTCACTGTACGCACAGGCTCTACAAACAGCACATCCTTCCTGATGTATTAAAGTATCCCCACATCTAGGACAAAGATTACCATTTTGCAGTCCTGCAACCAGTTCGTATGAACCATTTGTGGTAAAAGGTTTAGTAGCATGCCCATTACCATTTAGGGATAGTAACTGCATAGGAGGTTCATAATCTGCTAGGATTTTACCAAGGGCATCAGGAACTGATGTTACACTTACTCCATCTGTAAAAGCAGTATGTGGACAGGTAATTCCTTGTAACTGTTCTGCTAATAAGTTAGGATCAACCCCTGATGATAAAGCAGTTGATAGAACCCTACCTAAAGCTTCTGTAAACGTATTTACACATCCACCAGCTTTACCCAAGTTAAGGAATACCTCAGTAGGATGAGAATTACCTGAATTTATTGTTGCATAAAGTGTGCCATGTCCTGTCAGCATCTTAGTTGTTTCACCAAGAAGTTTATTAGGACGGTTCTGTTCTGGATCCCCAAAGTGATCAGCAACAGGAACATCACTATTTGTACTGGCTGACTGCAAAACCTGTACTGCTTTACTATTATTACGGTATACAGTTATTGCCTTACAATCTAGTTCATATGCAAGCATAAAAGCTTTTGATATGTCTTCTTTATTTGCATCTTCAGAAAGGTTAATCGTTTTAGAAACAGAATTAGTTGTAGCCTTTTGCCATATAGCTTGCATCCTAACATGGGCTTCAGGTTCTATTTCCATTGCAGTTCTGAAAAGGGTTGGATCTAGACCATACTTTCTAAGTATACTAAACCTTGCTGCTTTATCTGAAGTTTCTGCAAGTTCTTTAATAAGGTCATCAGAATCATCTCTGACAACCTCTCTAATTATTTCAGGGCTGTCATATAACTGAAGTCCTGCCTTTTCAACACCCTCCCAAAGTACATTAGACCTCCAGGCAATGTCAAAGTGTGGCTCTATACCTGAAGAAGTACCTGCAATACGGGAGATAGAACCTGTTGGGGCAATAGTTGTCACTGAAGAGTGTCTTATCCCCTTTTCAGTATCTATATCCAAGTCAATAAGACGTTTCTTAAGGGAACCTAGACTCCATGCAGAGTTTTTATACTCTGGGAATGCTCCTCTTTCCTGTGCAAGCTCCGCAGATGCTATCAATGCCTTATCTAGAATAAACTTACCAACAAAATCTGCTAGTACAAGAGCTGAAGGAGAATCATAGGCGAGACCCCTTTTGATAAGCATATCTGCCCAACCCATAACACCTAAACCAATACGTCGGGTCTTAAGGTTAGTCTCCCTTAGTTTAGGAACACCCATAGGAAAGGTATTTACTTCAATCACATTGTCCAGGAACCTAACAGCAAGAGATACTGTTTCTTCTAGTTCTTCCCACTCTACATCATGTCCATCACTAGTAACAAACTCTGCTAAGTTTATACTTCCCAAACAGCAGTTACCATAATCTTCTAGGAATTCTTCTCCACATGGGTTTGATGTTTGGATGTTTCCAAGTTGAGGATTAGGCTGCGTTTCGTGTATCCTATCCAAAAAGACCACTCCAGGGTCTCCAGTAGCCCAAGCACTTTCACAAATGGCATCCCATAACTCCTTATAAGTCATTGTCTTATCTACATGACCATTATGAGGATTAACTAACTCAAAAAGAGCATCTGGATTAGACTTTAACTGTTGCATAAACCCATCAGTAACCTGAACTGATATATTAAAGTTCTTTAGCCCATCGTTTCCTACCTTGGATGTTATAAAGTCCATAATATCTGGATGGGAAATATGAAGCTGTCCCATATGAGCACCTGAACGGAAGGAACCCTGAGTTAGAAGAATTCCACCTTCAGAATAGTACTTCATTACTGCTACAGGGCCACAGGCTATACCATGAGTAGTGGAAATCTTATCACCTTTAGGACGAAGGTTAGAAAATCCAAATCCAATACCACCACCCCACTTCTCTACCATACAGGCATCATTTGCTACCTGTAAAATAGATTCAGCAGTATCTTCAGGTGACATAGTAAAGCAGGCTGATAGGGACCCACGTGCTTCTCTACCTGCATTAACTAAGGTTGGGGAATTGGGTAAGAATCTTAAAGAAGACATTAACTCAAAGAATTCTTCCTCATATAGAGAAACATCTTCTTCAGAACCAAAGTTCCTTTCACCTAAAGCTATAGTCTTTGCTACCCGATGAAACATATCATCAGGAGTTTCACCTTCCTGTAGGTACCTAAGCCTAAGAATAGATACCGCGTTCTCAGTTAAAGTAGTTGCTTCTGTCGTCGTCATTACTTCCTCTTATCTTCCTGTAGAACCAAAACCGTCTGAGCCTCTAGTAGTTAATTTGAGGCCTTCCTCGACGTTTGTAAGGTTGACTCTTTGCACTGTAGCAATTACACCCTGTGCAATCCTATCACCATTACTGACTTTGAACCTTTCAGTTCCCAGATTTATGAGTATTACTCTTACCTCCCCTCGATAGTCACTATCTACTGTACCTGGTGAGTTCAGGACCATAATACCTTCTTTTGCTGCTAAGCCTGAACGTGACCTTACTTGAAGTTCATAACCAGTAGGGACACTAAAATGCAAACCAGTAGGTATTATAGCTATGTCCCTACTTTCTATAAAGACCGGATTACTTATAAAGGCATGGATATCAAATCCAGAGGCTCCTGCTGACTGGTACTTGGGTATCTGAACCTCTGGGTCATCCTTGAATACCTTAATGTCCATCTATCCTCCAATTAGGGTTGATATAAGCTGTGCTAGGGCCAGTACTCCACCTATGACTAATAACACCATCCAGATTAAACACTTAAACATTTACTGTAGGAAACATCCTGCTATAATTCCTACTCCAACAGAGGCTAAAACTATCTTAATAGCAAGGTTCCTAATCTGATATATATCCATACTAAGAACTACTCATAAGTGCTTTCTTTAGATAACAGGCTAAGTCTAGAGCTTCCTCATAGGCATTCTCTAGGGCAGATTTATTATTGTGACAGGCTTCTTCCACTGTTAATCTTGCTCCGTATTTCTTTTCTCCTAACTTAGCTCTTGAGTCTAAATCTGCTTTTACCATTTCAGTAATGTCTTTCATGCTAACTTAATAGGTTTAGTAGTTAAACCTATAATCTCTCTATTCTGCAAAGTAGAAGTACGAATACTACGCTCCTTATGTATTGACGTTGTTTCTTTACCCCTGATAAGGTCACTGGGTGCAGTTAGTGTACTCCCAGGTGTAACAATTCTTAACTCCTCTCCATCTAAAAGGCTTGAGAACTGTTTTTCAGTTAACTTATATCCACTAAACCCAGAAGAACGTTGTCTTAAAGTTCCCTCACTATTTATAAAACCATAGAACTTTCTCATTATAAAGTATGCACGAAGGGCCCGACCTATCAACTGTAAGTCTCCTGGTAAGTCACCACACTGTAACTGTGCTGTGGTATAAACAGAATCTGTATCACAGTAGTATAAGCCTGTAGGGCCTACCTCTTCTTCTGCCTCTATCATTGCTCTATGGTGACGAATCCTTGCTTCTGCTCTTATTCTCATAGCAACAGCAGGTTTAAGGGTTTTGTTCATATACTTCTTTAAAGAAGAATTCATTAACCTTTCACCCTCAAGATACTGTTCATCAGAATCTATGAATGTCCATCCTTCCATAGAACTTAAGGTTTCAAAAGTAGAAATATGCTTAATACGTGTCCTAATAGAATTCTGAGCAAACTTACCTACAAGTTGAACTCCTAATGCTTTCCACAATCTTGTAAGTTCATAGTTTTCTGCTTCTGTTGCCTGTTGACGAAGTCTTAACATAGTTTGACCAAATTCTTCTAATGCTGGAACTTCATCACATTCTAACTGAATTTCAAGTTCTACTTTTACACCCAAACTATGAGCATATTGTAGTTCTTTCATATCCCACCAACCTTCAAACTTACCAACAGGAAACAGTAATGACGTATCTATATGATAAGGTAAAGGTCCTATGAACCAGTCTTCAGGAACATGAACTTTAGCACGAGCAAGTGTACCACGATTTATGTTCATTTCCCTTTTGCCTAGGAAACGCATTTCTCCAACAGGAATTTCAGTATTGTAACAACTTACATACATACTCCTAATATCGTATAGCTGTAAATCTTCTCCATACCTATTATAGATTTCGTTCCTACCACCATATAATGCACTTCTTATCTGTGAGTGATACTTTTCATTAGAATCTATAGTATCTAGATTATAAAGTGCATCATAGATCTTTAATGCTGTTTGACCTAAAGTAGATCCAGGTTCTGTAATATCGAAAGTTTCAAGAAGTTCCTTTACAAATAAAGTGTAAGCACCTGATAATGCTTTACAGTCCCTTTCTAAGTATGCTCTAAAAACCTGTAATCTATCAGAAGCCATTTCCCATGTGTTAACTGTATCTTTATGATTCCAGTCTAACTTTTTATCTATACCAAATGCTTCACAGGCCCTATCTAAACTTGTTCTTAGTAATGGATAAGTATCCCTAAAAGATATTTTTGCTTCAATCCACTTTAAAGAACCTAAACCTGCAGGCATATCAATAGTTTGTTTATGCCTTATAAGACACTCTAAGATAAACTTGTTATCAAAACTTGTTGAGTTGTGAGCATAAAGAGTTACTTTACCATAATAATCTCTTGCATATTCCAGGAACCTCCAAATAACATCATCATCTGGAGATTCCTTCAAAAAATCTTTATAGTTAGTACCATCAAATAGTCCTACTGCTATAGGTTCACTCCAACCCAAGGTTTCTATGTCAAAAGTGTGGAGTTCTAGATTTCTTAGAACTTCATCCTTAACCTGCATTAGGCCTAGTTACCCTTGTGAATCCAACATCACCTGCTTCCCTTACTCCAGGTCCTAAACCTATACCAGATCTTATCCTGACAGAAACAACTAAATTAGTTACTCTAAAAGGGTTCTGCTGGTTTACATAGGCTCCTGGAGAACCTGTCTGATTCATGTTTATTATAGCTTCTGCTTTATGAGAAAGGGATCGGCCTCTTCCACCTAATTCTACTGGATTCTCTCTTCCATCACCCCAAAGCATTGTATCAGGGTCTGCTGACATAGCAGCAGTATACCTCCTATCACTTTCCTGAGCTCTTCTCCCACCAGAAGTATTTAACCTTACTTGCCATTCAGCAAAGAAATAGTCAAACTCAGAATATCTACTACACTCATAACTTGCTGCTACAAGAAGTTGATCTACATACCTCCCAAACCTATCAGGCGTCATCCTCATAAGGTCAAAGACTATGTCTACTCCATCACTAGAGGAAAGCTCACCCCTATCAACTTGCCGAGGGGCACCACGTATAGCTCCCTCAGTTATTAACTGACGTATGACGGGGTGAACTTGACTTCCTCTAGGGTACCTTTTGGGTACGGTCATCCTTTTAACCTACTATTTGAACTGTATTGTATACTACTAGTACGCCCATAATAGCAATTCCTATGAAAAGCAGCACCTTAATCTTCTGCTTTTGCTTATCAGTCATGCTAGGCTTACGAATGTGTATCATATTCCCCCTTTAGACATCTATATCCATCTTACCCCAGGTTTTCCCCACTTTACCATCAACTTTAAAGGGCACAAGATTACCTGTTAGTTCTTCAGCATACCTTTGCATCTCCTCCTTAATAAATCCTACATTCTCTAGGGCCCCTTCTTTAAGGTCGAAGACGATGGAGTCATGAACGGGGAACAGTGGGGTTGCTCCTGTCTGCTCCATCAGAGAATACATATGAAGCATACAGTATAGATTTATATCTGAACCCATTGACTGTATGCCAAAGTTACCTGCCTGACGGTAGATTTCGTTTACGTTTTCTTTAGTAAGTAATGGGAAACGTCTTCTACGTCCAAAATAGGAAACTAATTCACCACGCTTATGAATCTGATTCCTTACCTTTTGATGATAGGGATCCAAGTCAGGGAAAAACTCTTTAATAGTTTGTATTAACTCAACTGCTGACTCTTCATCTAATCTTAAACCTGCCTTAAATGATTCAAGACCCCTTCCATACATTTTTCCAAATACAGCTGCTTTTGCAGGACCCCTTTCTATCATTCGACCTGCACGTTGAGATGCTTCATTAGCAACAATAGAATGAATATCTGTACCTTTTCTTAGTAAATCCCTATTATACTCATCTTCTGCTAGAATAGCATAACATCTTAATTCCATACCTGAAAAGTCAACATCTAAAATGTGACCACCAGGATCTGTAGGAACATAGATATTCTTAATACCACCTCTTTTAGTGATATTCATTATAGAAGGATCTTGAGTAGAAATTCTTCCTGTAACTGTACCATGAAGTTTTGTGAAAGGATGAACTCTTAAATCAGGACCTACAAATCTTGCAAGACCTCTTAAATAAGTACCCTGTAACTTTTTGAACTCCCTTGCTTCGATAATCATCCTGATGCCTTCAATATCCAGAAAATGACTCATCCATTTCTTTGAACTAGTCATACCATACTGACGTGAAGGTTCTAATTTTAGATCTTCATACATATACTGTTTTACATCAGCAGGAGATGTAGGACTTAAAGGCCAACCAACTTCTTGATGAATCTGGTATTCTAAATCATCATACTCTTTATCAAAGTAGTCATCTAAGGTCATTATTTCCTTAATGTCTACTTTAATACCTCTATGCCTAATATCGTTAAACATATTAGTACAAGGCATTAGTAACTTTGCAAAGGTACCATTACCATGTTCAGAAACAGATTCTTCAAAAATCTTTTTCAACTGATAAGTATAACAGACGTCACGGGCAGCATAAGGATAAAGTATATGATCTGGTATATTATCATAGGATGCCTTCTTATTGGGTAAGTAAACTTTTAATGCTTCTTCCCAATCAGGAGCACCTAAATACTTTGCTGCTAATACCTTCAAACCATGTGCAAACTCCCTCTCATCAATTAGAAAGTGTGCCAACATAGTATCATAAGATATTACTGGATCAAATCCTTCCTGTTTAAGGAATCCACAGTCAAAGTGACCATTATGATATATACCAGGTTTAGTATTTATAAGATGATGTACTCCAGGATGGTGAATTATATTATAAGGAAATATATAACCAACCTTTTCATCCGCAGAAACTGCAATACATCTAATTTTATCTGGATTTGCTCCATAAGGGAAAAATCCATCTGTAGTTGTTTCAAGGTCAACTACTATTTCAGAAGCCTGGTCTAGAGAATCAAGAACACTTACTATATTCGATTCATCTACTATTACTGTAATAGGATCAGAAGCAGCCCTATACTTACCTTGTGCATATAAAGCACTTACATCAAAGTTATGCTTAAGATCAGGAAACCTATCTGCTTCATGTAATACAGCAGCAGGCTGCATTGAAGGTACTATTACTGATTTAGGACTTATGTCACTTAAATCCCCAATAGGCCCTGCAGGAAATGGAAGTGAATTTTCTGCTTCAGGAATAACACGTTGTTCCATTAAGGGTTTAAGTTCTCTGTTAGTCCTAAGAACTCTACCCATAACAGACATTATACCAACATCGTGTCCTAAGAACTCCTGAGTTGGTACATTACCCAAAGGCATAATAACTTCAGGTGTGAAATGTTCTATTTCTGCCTTTAATCTAGGACGACAACACTGTGCTGCTCTACGAACCTGACTTTCTGTTGCTTCAGGAGGATAGTAACAAGAAAAGGTATTTGTTATATAGTAGTTGTCAAATCCTGCTGCTTCAGTTGTCTGCCTACCTAACTGACCTGAGGGCCCTGTCATAGGAGTCTTTTGCCTTAATTCTTCCTTAGCAGGAGATATACCTACTAACATTAAGGGTAAATCTCCCTGAGGTTCCTCACCTACAAGCACACCAGGAACACATCCTAACTTCTTCTTAGACTCCCTTAAAGGGCACTCTTCACACTTACAAAGGTCCTCAAACATTTAACTATAAACTCCTAAGTATGATTCTAGGTTCTCTAAAATCAGTTCAGGAATATCCTCATCTAAGTAATCTAAAGGATCTGGAGCAGGTCTAATTTTACCTTCAGTATTTAACTTCTTTTCTGAATAGGCTAATCTACTAGGCATAGTGGACCAGCCTCCTTCAACTATTCCAGTATCTATACTACCAACAGACTCCTGTAACTGAATAGAAGCAACTTCTCTCATACTGTCAAATACTTCTACCATGTATAGAGGTGTATCTAAACCATTAGGCTGATATATATCAGTAATAAACTTATGTCTAGGAACTACCTTCTCCATAGATGAAGGAAGGCCAAAACCCACTATTCTGTACTTATCCATAAGGGATTCATACTTCTCTAAACACTGATTAAGTTGTTCTTCATTAATACCCTGTATCATACCTATTACTGGAACATTACCTAACTGATAGTTCAGGAACTTTAAGGTATTCTCTGCTGCATCTAAAGTTCTGGATGAGTGTAAATCTGAATCAGGTAATATAACTGCTGTGGGCTTAATGTACTCAATAGAAGCCCTAAGTATAACTATTTTACCAATACCATCAATGAATCTAGGGGCTTTATGGGAATAGTCAAGTATGACTGTTTCACCTTTTCTAGACCTAGCTCTATAGAAATCTCTATAAGGTTTATACTGATGGACTAAATCAGAAAAACAGACATGAAAACCTGGATTGAATACTTTATCTATTCTAGATAATAACTTAATTGGGGTTATAATAGCACTTTCCATACTACTTTAATCCCTGGTACTTGCGTGTAATATTATCAATGGAGTATTCCCTATAATCTATAGAATACTTTCTATCGTTACGAATCTGCATAGTATAAGATTTACTATTCAGATGTTTTAACCATTCTTGTTCGTCTACCTCATTTACTCTAATGAAGTGATACTTCAAGTCATCTAAATACTTAGCAGGAATTTTACCTTTCCTGACTTCAGTTTGGGTCCTAAAGAAGTGAATGGTGTTATGACAGTCTTCACAGAGACTCATTAGGGAGACTAGGAACTGTGAGCGTTTCTTTTCATTAAAGCCCCAGTTCTCATGACAGTGAAGTACCTTAAAAGTCTGAAAACAGATTTCACATCTATTACCAGCTCTAGAGTAGACTTCCCGTCTTAGTTTGTCCCATATATCTTTGTAAAGTAGATGAGCTAAGTTATCTCCCCAGTTATTCCTAGGAGTAGGTTGAACCCTTAACTTCAGTCTTTCCCATTCAGGCTTCCTTGGCACTTAGACACCTCTCTTGGCACCCCAAATGTACTTATGTGTTTGTAGATTTAGTTTGTACTGATACTTCTTACAGAATTCAGCACATCTTTGTAACCATTCATTTTCAGTAGTTCCCTTAATAGGATTCCAAGGAGAAATTAGCACAGTACCTCTAAAATAGTTATCAGCTAATCTAGCTTCTACAAAATTAAGATCCCTTTCAGTTTTAACTACGCACTTAAGCTGATCTTGATGCCTAAAAGAACTAAAATCACTATATACAGGTTCTTTATTAGCCTTAGCACTAGGACATTTAAGATCAACGACCCAACTTTCCACATACTCATTTAAGTCAAAGGGCACAGGAACTAGGCCTGAAGTCTCAACTTCAATATTATAGTTTTGCTCATGTAGTTTCCTAACTAATCCAGAAAAGGCTTCAGGCTGTTCTAGAGGTTCCCCACCTGTAATACAGATCCAAGGCTTCTTTATAGAACTAGAGTTCTTAGTGTTATGAAACTTACTAACTGTGTCTAGAACTTCTTGAAAGCTATGATACTGTTCAGTGTCATGTTTCCAAGTATACTTTGTATCACACCAGGTACAACCTAATGTACAGCCTTGAAATCTAACAAAGACTGTAGGTTCACCTGTATAGTTACCTTCACCTTGAACTGAATAGAAGATCTCTGATATATTTACTACTGGATTAAGTATTTCCCCGTTTTCCTTATCAGTAGTTACCGGAATTTTAGAAGATTGCAAAGTAAATAAGTGCTCCTATTAAAAAGCATATAATGCCTGTAGTGCTTAATCTTGCCCAACGAGGCCAGTTTGGTAATGTATCCGCTATAATGTTCCCAGTTAACTTTCTAGTACTAACTTTCTTCTCTTTTACTTTACCTAGTTTCTGATGGTACCAGTCAAAAGTAACCCAGGACTCAAATAGTTTCCATTCCGTCTTACACTTAGAACAGATTCTCTTTGTTATCTGTCCATCACAGCCTTTATGTAAGATACGATAGTTACTCAGAAGAGACAAATTCAAAGCCTCCCATAGACTGTACTGGAATATTAAAGTAGTTAGAGGAGTCATCTATAACAGCACAAGCTTTAGTAGTTTCCCAGAATGTTACTTCTACATTCCCTTCAACTAAATCTAGGTAGACTCCATACTCATCCATTACCTTAGCATGAATCCATCCACCTAGTAGTTCTGCTGTAGGAGGCATATCTATAACTACTAGAGAGTCTGAATCCCCACACTCAACTAAAGCATTTATAACTGGGTCTCCTACTTCTAGTATAGTATGGTGGTCTAAAGTACTATTTAGCCACTTACCTATACCATCATCTAGATCCCCAAAGTCCATAACCATACCATTATCAGGTCTACTTTCATCTTTAATTACAGGACCTTCTATAGATATCCTAATCCTGGCGTTATGACCATGTAGACGGGCACATTTACCCTTATGATTCAGAAGTCTATGTGCATAACATACTTCGTATTCTTTTTCTATTCTGGCCATACCTTACTCCCTAGTCTACAGTTGAGACTCTTAACTGAGTTACATCTATCTTGTTACAGTAACTATCATAGACATCCTGACTATTAGTAGCAATAAATTTCTTACTATCAAACCTCTTCTGTTGAAAGGTATTACGCCTTACTCTTAAAGAGGAAGTAAGTAGTTCACTAGAGTCTCCCATTGCTGAAGTAAATTCAGCTCGGGCCTCTTCTTCTAAGGCTTTACCAAGTTCCTGATAGGCTTTACCTTGCATCCATTTATCACTAGCATCTGTTAATTCAGCTGCAGTGAAGTTAGTAAAGTCAACAGTAGGAGTTCCCCAACATAGATTAGAGAATCTACATCCTTCACATAAAGGATTTTCTACTGGTTCAGGTTCATACCCATCTACTATAATAGAATCAACTGACTCAATTAAAGGAAGGGCAAAGTCAGAATCTTTCTTCTCTATAACATCAGCAAGTTTAACTGATTCTTTATGCTTAAAGATAACATGGGTTTCTTCCACTGGGTAAGGAAGGTTATTACCGTGCATATAGAGTTGAGTTTGAGCCCTAATTCTAGGGAAGGCTTCCATACCTTTTTCACTGAACTTCTTAAAAGCCTGATAGTTACGTGCTTTAATCTCTAACATAGCAGGCTTATTCTTAATTTGAGGTCCACCTAAGATGAATCCATCTGGATGACCCTTTATGCCTGATCTTCCTATAGTAACTTCTGCCTGATTATCGCCAACATAGTCTAAGTCAAATCCTGCTCTTACAAGAAGATCAACTATCTCAGATTCCTGATAATGTCCATCATCTAGGAGGAGTTGAAGTTGCAAGTCATAGTCTAAATCACTGGCTACCTCACCAGCATTAGTCATCTGAAACCTTTTATAGTTATAGTATGTTTCTCTAGGACACGTACTGATACTACTTATACCAAAATAGTTCCTACGTTCCCTACCCCTATATATGTCAAGGACATTCTCTGTTAAGACACCCATGATAACCTACTCTTTGGTGTTTCTTTAATTAAGGGAAATAGATTTTCCTGGTCAGTATAAACCCACCTAGTAGCAGGTGTAAACTTCATATCTTCAAAGGCTTCTTCTAAACTATCAGGAACTGGGTTATTAAATAGAATAACATCATTCTTACCCAGACCATGGTAGTTTATATTACCTGAATTAGTGTAGTTAACTACTACTGTTTTAGGCTTATTTATCCAAGCAGGTGAAGTAGATCCACTTGAAGGTAAAGTAGGATTAGAAATATGTAAATCTATATCAAACTGACAGGTAATAAGAGCAGTAATTAAACTTCCCATACCTGTAGGTATTCCATCATCACTGGTTTGTAGACAAAGCCAACGATTAGTCTTCCTCATATCAGGAGTAGTAATACTTAATGTGCCTGTAATAATACCTTCAACTAGTTCTTCTATTTTAGGGCCAGAAGTATTTTCCAGATCTATATGAACCATAGGAATACCTAGATTATGACCCCACTGCCTAGACTTAACCTCAAAATTAGTTGCTTTCATTTACTTCCAGCATCCTATAATACAAACTTGCATAAACCGCAATCATAAGATTGTCCATAAACTCATCATCTAGTTTATCTTTACCTGCTTTACGCTCAATAAAGATATCCCATAGACGCATACCTTTTCTAAATGTACCAAATACAAGACCTGCAATACCTGTAGGTCTCCAATCTGAACCATACTGTTTTTGGTTTAACTTAACTGTATCTCTTATATCCTGAAATAAACCTTCTAGATGTTTATCAAAATCAGGATGTCTAGTAAAAGGATCAACCCTTCTTGAAACTAAATCATTTATCTTGTTCTGAAAAGGGTCTTCCGGATAGGTGTTCAATATAGATTTCCTCTGCAAGTCTAAACGAAGTTGCTGCTACCTGAATTGCTTCTTTATAAACCTTGACTAGATCCCTATTATCAGCATTGATTTTAAGTTCATCCCAAAGTTCATCAAACTCTTCCTTAATAACAGCATATGCCTCATGATAGGATCTGTAGTTACCGAATTTATTTACTCCCTTAGTTATCTCTTGATAAAATTCAGTAACTACTTCATCCTGACGACCTGGGGACTCATATGTCGGCATATTCACTCTCATCAAATAAAGGCCCTACTGATACTGATTCAGGAATACCACCTCTATTATTAAAATCACCTCTTACATAGAGACGTTTGGGGTTTATTGCCTGATGAAAGTCAGTATAAATCTGATTGACTAATTCTTCATAGAAGTGACCTTCATTACGATAGGAAACTATATAGAACTTTGCTGACTTTAATTCAATGCACCAACCATCAGGTACATACTCAACATAGAGTTTACAGAAATCAGGTTGACCTGTTACAGGACATAAAGATGTTAACTCATCAGTTGTCCAAATTACTCTATAGTCATGTTGAGGAGCATTTTGAGGAGCAGGAAAGATATGTAATTCCTTTTCTCCATGTAGATGTACTATCTCTACTTCTTTATCTGATAAAGTGTAAAGATTAGGATTAGCAACTCCTAGTGCAGGTATTTTAGCCTCTTCCATGTGATAAGGACCCCTTTAACATACAAATATTCCATAGCCAGTCTTCTTTTATATTCAGAAGTGTCTGTGCAGGAGTAAAATAGTCAAAATATACACCTTTAGGTACTAAAGGCTCTATTCCAAACTTTCTACCATTAAGGGCGTTAGTAATAGGTGCTCCAGTATCTACACTAACTTCTGGACTTAACCCATTCCAGTGATTGGGACCATTCCAAACAGTCTGGTCATTATAAATAGCAAACTCTTCTAAGGTATTCATCCCCAACAGATGATAACGGTTGAATGTTATGCCTGCTTTAGATAACTCTTTAATAGCTAAGATTCTAGTTCTACTAAGTTCTGCAAGGTTAGCTCTATTAGTATCATGTTCAGGTAACTTTGAACGGTGTGCTAAAGTTATATCATAGGGAATACATACTGTACTAAAACCCCAATCTTCCTTTAGAACTCTGCCACATTCAACTACTTCCTGATATGTAGTACCCTGAATAACAGGCCATACCTTATCTTTACCCCATAAACTGACAGCATCATCTAAAATGCCTAGAGTTGCCTTTAAGTCGTTTAGATGATCTGGAGGTATTATATAAGTAGGATTTAGTACCTGATTAACTTCTTCCATTTCCTCTAAAGTTACAGGCTCACCCAGTTCATTAACTGAGTTATCTAAAACTACTTCCCTACCCTCTTTTACCATCTGTAAATAGTGAGCAAGGTACCTATCTTCTGTACATAGATGAGTTAAAACAAAGTCAAAGTCTGTTAGATGAGGTAATAGACTAAGGAGGCTTACTGGTGCCTCCATAGCTAAACTAACCATTAAAACGTGCCTCTACTCTGTTCAGTTGTAACAGGAGCACTCTGATGAGCACCCCTAAACATTAGACATCCATGTACTCCAGTAACTGATACTTTAACCCCAATAGGATTTACTCTTGAGTATAGAGTATCAGCAAGTTCCCTAGTATACATTTCCTGCATAATAGGACGTTTACCTAATATAACTGCTATCCTAGCAAACTTAGAAAGGCCCAAAACCCTTCCATTAGGAGCATAACTAATATCTACAGAATATGTACAGGGAAGTAGATGATGAGGACATAAAGTTACTACATCTATATTAGATATAGTCATGAGTTCCTCATACTTGTCCTCAAACAACTTAGTATGCTGATCTAGTTCCTTATTTATTCTATTAGGTGTCCAGCAGAAGTCTGAAAACATCTTCTGTAAGCGTTCTGCTGTACCTTTAAACTGATTGGATCCCTCCCAACCCCCATATGTATGAAACAAACTACCTACCATATCAGTAAATGGTGCTTTAGGTAGATGAGTATGATTATCCGTCAAAGATTCCTCCTCTTTTGATTCTTCCGACGCTCCAAGCATGTTCAATTGCATTTTGTACTTGCTCCGATATTGTTGTCTCAGTTTCTTCATCGAAACTTGGGGTATGTAGTATATCCTCCGCCCTATCACTCCCCACACCTAGAACATCTAGACCCTGAACTTCACATCTGGGACATTCAGCACCATCAGCAGGAGTTCCCCTTTCTAAACGAACAACACCTTCCACACGGCAGTTAGGACATCTTATAGTTATAGTATAGAATAACTCTTTATAGAAGATCTTTGTTAGTTCTTCCCTATAAACCTCTGAAGCCTCCTGTCTTGAAGAAAATATCTTACTAGTTAAAGGATCTTCCTTTTCTTCAGGGTCTGACTCTACTGAGCCAAATTCTATCCCTTCAGAATAAGAAACTGAAGCTCTACGCTTACCTTTCTTCTGCTTAAAGGGATTGCCAAAGAGTGCCTTTTTAATATCCATTAGTTATACTCCGTTGGATCTGCAATGCCCACTTCAGCAAAGGCTGATAACCTTATCTGACAGGAATCACATTCACCACAAGCTTTTTCACCCCCATTATAACATGAGTAGGTTAAGTCCAAAGGAGCCTGTAAGTCTAATCCCCACTTAATTATATCTACTTTACTCTTACCTATAATAGGAGTCTCAATAGTTATAGTGTGGCCAGTCTCTACAAATCTCTTTCTAGCTAAATTTAGGGCCTGGCTAGCAGCCAAAACAAATTCTGGTCTACAATCTGGATACCCACTGTAATCAACAGCATTAAATCCAGTATAGACCTCATCTGCTTCTATTGTATCAGCATAACCAAAGGCATAGGTTAAGAACAGCATATTTCTTTGTGGTACCCAGGTACTAGGTATTCCTTCTTCAGTTCCTGCTTTAGGTGGTGTAGGAACCTTAAATTCTTGTTTATCTCCTACTACAAGAGAAGTAGCACCATTAAAGAAGTTCTCACTAAAAGGAATTCTTACAAACTGGTGTGTCTTAACTCCTAAAGTCTTCCCAATAACCGAAGCCTGTTCAAGTTCTCTTGCTCCATGCCTTTGTCCATAAGAGAAACTCATAGCATGAAGGTCCTCCCCTTTGTTCAGGGCCTGTTTAGCAATACAGGATGTAACTGTACTATCTAAACCTCCTGATAGCATGACCAACCTAGTCATATAGAAAATCTCCTCTCAATATCGTCTAGCTTTAAAAAGGATGCTACCTCATGAATAAGGTTCATCTCTTTAGTAGTAAAAGAACCCTGAGCCCAATCTGTTTTCATCTTACCCATAACTTCAGATAAATTACTGAACTCAGTTAAGCACTGCCTAGCAGTACCCCTGTCTAACTTAATAGACTTTTTATCCCCTTCTTCTGCTAAAAGTCCCTCTAGATAAGGAGCAATAGGTTCAATCCATTCTGATTTTATCACTACTGAATGTAGATTAGGCACTATGTCCCCCTTGGAGTATATACATGCTCCTGTCTAAGATTAGGTACAAAAGCTTCAAGTTGCATTACTAGGTCAAACTCTGCTAAAGTTTCAGCATAACCAGAAACAGCTCTTGAAACTGCTACATAGTATACATTCATTTCTTCAGCATCCCTTTTAGATACTCTACTACGTCCAAAAGTATAAGCTGGAGGGGACCAACCATGCAAGATAACATTAGAGAACTCTAAACCCTTTGCTTTATGTATAGTAGAGATCCTAATACCACTACTACCAAAGAAAGCAACTTCTCTACGACCCTGTCTTCTAATAGTATGTCCTATTTTCTGTGTCTTAAGAATCTCACTTGCTGACTGAACAGCATCATTTGACCTACACAGTATAGAAGTTATACCATTCTCATTTATGCCTCTAGATAAAGTTCCTCTTGGGTAGATCCTATTTAACCTATCACATACTTTCTGAGTAGAACGATAGTTGTTCTTTAACTCAAAAGATTTACAGCCAGCCCCTATAAGTATATCTAGGGCTTCTGATCCCATAGCACCACCATACCCATATATACTTTGATAGGGGTCCCCTACTGCAAATAAGGAACCCCCAGGTTTAATTAGTGATAGTGCTACTTCCATCTGTTCAGGTGTTAGGTCTTGAACTTCGTCAACTAAAACCCAAGTGAACTTATCTTTACCCTCCATGATGTACCTTGCAAGTAGGTCATCATGATCCTTTTCCCATCCAACTACTGAATGACAGAAGGAATGAATCGTACCTGCAAGTACACCAGGAGTACGAGCACGAATTTCTGCTGCGGCTGCTCGAGTGAAGGTAAGACAGATTATATCACTAATACCTAAAGTCATTAGGTACTCAGCTTTTGCTGTCAGTGCCCTAGTTTTACCTGAACCAGGACCAGCAATACACACAGTAGAGGAAGAATACTGTACTGTGTCTTGCTGATCCTGATCCAGATTAAGAGGAAGAGAAGACATTAAAACTTTCTTAGGTGTCCTAGACTATTATAAGGTAAATTCATAAGTCTAGTACGTCTTGGTTTTGGTTTTGATTCTTTATCATCTGTTTCAGGCTTAGGTGGTGCTAAAACTGCCACTGGTGTTACTTCAACATGACCTGTACCATGACAGGTAGGACAAGGATGCGTCATAATCCCCCTTTACTTGTAAACAAAAAAGAAGGATGGTTGAAAGATGTCCACGATTACAGCTGGCCCCACACGTGACGGGAGGTAGTTTAGGGGAGGTTCCCTATGCCAGTTTCCCGATCTTTCAACCATCCGAAATCTCCCTTATGTACAGGAGGTGAGTGTCTGTACTCGGGAGTCAGGTTTTATTTAGTTGTAATTAAAAGGCTGTTGCTTCGTCCCAGGTGTCTCTATGAGAAACACGGCGAGGACGGGAGCGTACAACGTCTTCATAGGTCTCGTTGCGGATGAAAACGACACATTCGCGACCGATATAGTTCTCAGGTTGAACCTTGAACATCTTATCTTTCATCGCTTCTGCCTCTTCACCCAGCGCAGTCAAGGTCTGATAGAGTGAAAACAGAGCCTGAGGCTGCAGGCTGTAAGTCCTAAACAACTTACGTCCTGAAAACTCTGAAGGTTCTGAAATATTGAACTCTACATCAACCTTGCCTTGTCCAGATCGAGCCTTACCGGGTTCGAACTTGGTTACCATGCACAGGTACGGAGCATCGTCAGGTAATGGATCTATATCCTGTACAGCACTGAAATCTAGAACGATCTCATCACTATCGGAATCAAGAGCATCTACGGGAATAGGCTCGTCTTGGGCTGCTTTACGCGTAGTCATCTGAGTGTTTATTCCTTCATCGTGAGGTCATCACGGAATTTAGTATTAGGTTTCCATACCCCTTTAAACTACCTCTGGTTTACTCTACATCTCCTTGTAAGAACGTTAGGTCTTGGCATGTCTGACACATAGCTGATATATACCATTCCCTAATAGAAAGACTATCTCTTAGGTCTTTATCAGGGTCACAAGAGTTACCACACATAGAACATATGTGCTTTTCAACTGCTTCACTAGGACTTAAACCTACTGGGGACATAAGTTTTAACATCTGCTCAATAGCAGGATTTCTACCATTAGCCCCTTCCCCACTATACATTAGCTTCTTCCTTCTGCTTTTCAGTATCCATCTTGACTAGAAGTCCTAGAAGTTGATTAAGTTTACCTTCTGTCATTTCTTCCATAGGAGTCCCATCAGGATTTATCTCTTTATGGTTAATAACGAAGTCCCTAAGTCCATCTTCATCCATACCTAGGTTACCTGCCCTCATAATAAGGACTTTAAACCGTTTGGGATCAAATCCAGACTTTCCTACACCACTGTCAGCATGACCTCCATAAATGTCTGCTGCAATGCCTAACATTGATGCTGCTTTCTTTAGGGCATCTGTAGATGCTGCTTTAAGGTCATCTGCTATATCAATAACCTGACCACCTTTAGCATTTCCACCCCCAAAGTGTTTTATATCAGCACCACCATAGGCTTCTTTTACTACTAAACCATCAGGACCTGGTCCCATACGAACAGTAAGTAAACCACGAACCCATACCTGTGACTGGCCTACTTCTTCTTTTTCTATTCTCCAACTCCAGTTCCTGTTAAAGAGGGCATTGAGTTGTTTTATCATCCACCAACCCTGGACGTAGTCAAACTGCATCTTACCACGTCCTTCCCTCTTATAAATAGCATCCTTAGGAGTCTTTTCATCTAGTAGACTTTCTAATGCTGCTTCAAACTCAGCCTGCTGTTTTTCTTTCCATCTGTCATAGTTAGAAGATCTTAGAATTAGTCCAGAATAAGCTCCTTCAGGTTCCTCATAATGTCCATTCCCATTACCATTTGTACTACCATTAACCATTTGCTGCATTCTCCATGAGCAGTTCTTCTACTGAAATACTTCTAGTCCTAACTTTAGAACGTAGTATGCTTAAAGAGAGATCAATCCCAGGATTCTGTTCCACAAACTCTTTCAGTGCTAAAGTCACCGCTTTAGACCTCTGGGGAACTTGAAACCTATAGGAAATACCTAGTACTGTGACCTCCCATACCTCAGGTGCGAAGTAAGGTGTCTGCTCGTTTAACATACCCATATTATAGCACGTCTTATGTCAGGTGTCAACTGGATCCTTATATAAAATTTATTGAAATTTTCAAATGGGCCCGTTTATTTGAAAATTTCAAAAATAGGAAGACAAAGATAGGTACTACGAACCAAAGGGGGAAGGAACGTAGTACCTACCTTTGAACAAGAAGGAGAGAAGAGGTCTAATTTTTTACACGAGTAGCTTTGACTCGTATCTTTTTACTCTGTCCTTTTACTTTACGCAAGAAACTTTTCCGAGCGTGTGTTTTTGCTTTAGCCATACTTCACCTCCTTATTTCCAGTCTAAATCTGATTTAATATCAAAGAACTGAAGAGCTCTGTCCCTAGTATAGGGATCCAGATTTAAGGTAGGATCCTCCTTATTAGCCTGTACCTTTCTTGCCACATCTAATACATCACTAACTGGGAAATTATCCTTACCAAAATAAAGTCTGGTCTGCCCAGCAGAAGAATGAGCAGTTTCTCTCCTTAAATATACTGCTTCTTCCCCATTAGGTCCAACACCCTCTATTATAAAGGTTTTTCTAGGGGCTCCAGGTTTAGTCATACTCTTAGCATATCTAAGATTCTGTTGATGGTACTTCTTAGCTGTCTTTTCTAAACCCTCTTGGTCTAAAGAAGCATAATCTCCACGAGCTTTCCACTGGGCTACCTGTTCTTCAGGAGGTATTAAGTCGTCTAGATACTCCTTTACCTCCTCTGAACTCCATGCACGAGTAGCACTCCCAGGAACAGGAGTAACTGTTGCATAGTCATCCCAGTCTATCCCAAGGTGATCACCTACTACTTGAAGGTTAGTTCTAGTTCTAGTATGAAGGTCAGAGATATCAATAGTATAACTATCTACTGAGGTATAGTGCCCTTTGTTAAAACCTCTACTCCTACTAACCTTATATTTTGGTTTTATAGGCATTAGTAATCAAAGTCCCAATCTTTCTTTCTATGTTTCCTTTCTGCATGACCCTGAGGGAAGTACTTTTCACATACCTCACAGTAGTCTGTCTGACTCCTATCTATAGGCATCACAAAACCTCTAGCAGGCCTGTCGTCAAGGACTTCCCTATCCTGAGATAGTACATACTCTATATTATCTCTGACTTCATAGTCAACTAAACAAGGTTCATTATAAGCATAGTTGTCTAAAAGAGTACCGTCTTTAGGTTGAAAGTCCTGATCCAGTATCCAGTTCAAGTAGTCTACACCCCTAGCACTGGAAGCAACCTGCCTAATACTCTTCCCTTTATACTTACCAAAGTTAAAAAGGGGATCACTAGCATCTTTATCATAGACACTATAGTAAACACAATCTTTAACTCTAGGACGGTACCTTCTACCCTTAAAATCTCCAGACATTATCCAAACTTCCTTTTCAGTGCATCTAGTTTAGACTTTAAAGCAGGATCTCCAAATGGGTCTGAAGACTCCTGCTGCATTCGACTGACTTCTTCCTGACCTTTTAGATACCTATCAGTTTGCTGTGAAGGACCATGTCCAGGTTTGAACATAAAGTGTAGTCCTCCATCTTCAGTAGACCATTCTATTGGGTGTGTTTCCCTAGCACACTCACTACATGAAACATAGCCTTTAGTTGTTATAGTACCTTCAGTATCAGGACGACTACATCTACTACAGGCTAAATAGTGAGCTCTTTCTGTAGTAAAGGCTCTCTCATCCTCTGTTATACTACCTGATAGTAAAGCTCCACCACCCCTTATTCTCTGCTCAACAGGTTCATCTTTAGTAGTATAGATTATATCATGGTGTGCAGACTCAGTAGTATGTCCTACTCCATAGAATAGAGGCCCATAATCCTTATCACACTCAGGACAGTGCCTCTTTTCCCTAATATAAGGAGATACTAAAGTAGGAGTTTCTGCTACACCTACTCTTTCTAACTCTGCTGGGTCATCACTGTGGAAAACAGAAACTAGCTTAAACCTATCTTCCTTAGGCTTTATCTGTTTAAGGGGTTCAGTCCTCTTTTCATACTCCTCTATAGCCCTGTCAATCCTGGCTAAATATTTCTTACGGTCCTGTTTGGCCTCAAGAAGTTTCTTAATATTCCTTCTTGCTTCTGATTTGTCTGGCATAGTTAATTCCAGTCTTCCTCTTCTATTAACGTAACAGGTAAGGACCTTTCCCTAAGATTTTCAATAGCTGCTTGTTCCCTTTCAAAAGCATATCTATCTGTCTTTATATCTTCTATTTCAACTACTATATTACTATCCCTAATAACCCATCTAGGTTTAACAGGTACTGCTACTTGAGGATTTACTCCTACTAAAGCATAAGGTTCACCTTTTTCAGTATAACCTGCTATACCAAAAGACTTATCTTCAAACTCTACTGCTATTATAGCCTTAGCCCTCTCCCCATCAGGACCTTTACCAGGTAAGGTATAAGTCACAGCCTTATAAGGTAGGAACTCCATATGCCTAAAATCTTCTAGTATATAAGAGGCTGTTGAAGACCAAACTATACCCATATTCTCAGAGAACCAAACCAGTTCATCCTTAACATGGGAACTAAAAGTATGTAAAACCCTTCTAATGGGAGCAGTACCCTGCTTACGAGGCATAATCTAAGTCCACTCTAAGTCAGGATCTGAATACGAATACTTATTTGTACCAGTCCACTGACTATTAAAGTTAACTAATTTAGGCATACTTTCTACAAAAGCATCTTCAGGAGTAACTTTATTACCATCTATCCAAAGTTGTATTCGTCTGTCTCCCTGACTGCCTTCCATTGCAAAGTATTTTACCCTTTCTCCAGAAGGACCTCTACCCCTAGCAGTATACTCATGCCTTCTATAACCAGTTCTAATGTTCTTTACAGTGATAAAGTCTGTTGAAGGAAACTCAACATCAAACTCACTTATTAAGTAGCGTAAGTCTGAATAGACTCTTTCACTGGGAACATCAACAAGAGTAACTTTCATTAGTCGTCACAGTAAGGACAGTAATCATCCTTAGAATGGTACTTCTGACACTTCTCACACCAAGTACCCTTATCCCTCTGATAATCTTCTTTCATTCTTGACCATTTAGCTTTCTGATGCATGTCCTTAGCCTCTTCAAGAGGTATAGCAGCAGGATTCATAGTCATAAGAATATTATCTTCATCATACTCTTGAACCTGTTCTAAATACCTAGCCTCAAAAAGACGTCTGACTATACGTTTGACTAAGTCCTGATTCAAGGGTTCTTCACTCCAGTAATAGTTATCATTATAGGCTAGACTATAAATCCTATCTGTATCTATAACTGGGCCATGCACCTCAAATATAGAGAGAATGTTAGCAGCATCCTCCATGTCCTCTTCTCCGTGGGTATCCCAAGCTTTCCACATAAACTCTCTACCTGAATCTGTAATAGCCAGTAGCATTAGTCTAAAGCCTCATTTTGTAGCCTTTTCTGGGCTCTCTTTAACTTCGTTATAATCTTACTGAGACTAGCCATAAATAATCTAGCCTTAGTAACTACAGGCCAGTATTCGTCCCCTATCTCTTCAGCCATTTCTTTATGTCTGCCTTCACCAGGCCCATAGCGATTAAAGAAGGCGAAGTCTAAGTCACTTTTAGCAGTCTCAGCTATTTCTATAAGTACATCTAAAGGCTGACTTTCCAGACTTTTTACTTCTTCTTCATATTCATCTAAGTTTCCAGCCAGAGCCCCAGTTTCCACAGCAAAGTCTACTGCTCTATAAAACTCAGTCATTTCTCTTTGATTAAGGGGAGAAAACAAACCACCAAATCTTTGTGTCATTCTAAAACCTCTGAAGGTACTGAAGTACCTGTAAGAACTATATGGTTTTCCTTAATCAGATAAGTAATACCATTAGCTATAGTCCTATAGGATGTGCTTTGTAGCTCAGGATTCTCATCAATCCAACTAATAAGTTCTGAAAGTGAAATTGGATTAGACCTACCAGAAGACCATACACTTGATGTGTTAAGATAGTCTAAGACTTCAAGGTAAACCCAGCCTTCTCTATGACCCCTAATACTACCAGTATCTTCTAATGCCTTCTCTAGCCTACTAAGTAGACCTTTACCTTTACTAGTAATCTCAACTATTAGACTATCAGGTTTGGTATACATCCATTCGTTAGACATTCTTTTTCCTATCCCTACGTTTCCTCTTTATGTTTGCGAAGGCCCTATCTACAGGACTATCTTCCTGAATCTTAAGTTCCTGTACAGATCCTTCTAAAGATTCAAAAACTTCTGCTTCACCACCCTGCCTATAAGCAGAACGAAGAAGGTCTGAAAGCTCAGAGTGGAGATAGGAGGAGAACTCTAAACTTTCAGACCTTAGATAATTTTCTGCAACTTTATTGCCATTGTGGTATAAACGAGTTACTGTAACTCCAGGACTCTTAGGCTTTGCATAGGTTAAAATACTAAGTTTGAAAGGTCCTATATTAGATGTAAGAGTTCGTTTTGTTTTGGGAGCAGAGCCTTCACCACTTTTTCTAATTAAACTAGGTGGTAGAGGTTTATCCCCTTCTACACCAAAGAATCTCTGTAACATAGTTCATTACTGCCCACGCCTACGTCTACCTTTAGGGCGTTGTCTAGCTATACCCAGTAGGGCTTCTATCTCTCTGCGCTTTCTAGCAGAAGACATACCTTCAGTATCTAAAATCTCCTGTACAGCAGCTATAAGGAGTTGACTTTCCCTTGAACTTTCATCATCTTCATCCCCAGGGAAACCCACTAAAGTAACACCAGGAGGTCTTCCACTACCTGAACCCCCAGGAGCTAATTCAGGATGCTGAATTCTTACAAAGCTATGAGTACTATCTGTAGGAGGCTCTTTTAACCTTCTAGGTCTACTAGCACTGCCCCATTCCTCTGAATATGGCATAACTAAAAATCATCCCTAAAGTCTTCTTCTTCAACCTCAGCTAGATAACCTCTTCTAAGAGCCCAGTTAAGAGCCCTTTCAGCTCTTTCCTTACCTACTTGTCCTATTAGAATACGGTTAGCCTTTTCAGCCTCTCCTTCCTTAATAAGGTAAAGCCAGTCTATTAGTCTATCTGCCTCTATCCCAACAGAACCAAGATCATGGGCGAACTTATATATAAAATCAGAACCCTGAGGAGTTATTTCATAGGACATTATTTATCTCTCCACTGTCTCATAGCCCTATCATAGCCCTCTTGGTAGGTCCTCTCTTTCCTTCTCTTACCAGAAGACATCCAACGATTAAAAGCATCTACCTCTCTAGTATCTGAGTCTAGATCCTTACTATAATCAAGCATAGGATCAAAACTTATAAGTCCCTCTTTCTGCATCCTAGCTGCAAAATATTCAGCTTCGTGGTGGTCACGTCTAGTCTGCCTACTATTAAAGAGGTCATTAGTTCTGTCTATATAAGCAACTCGAGTCTTAGGCTCTTGGTCAAATAAAGCATCAGCCCATAGTTCAAGTTCTATAGGAGGGAAACGTTCAGGCTCACTATTATAGATTTGGTACCCTTTCTGAGTAACATAGTACCTATTACCATAGAGTTGGTTTCCCCAACCATGTCTTCCACTATGGTAATAAGTATCTCCACTCTCTATAAAGTCAGGCATTATATATCCTCGTACTCATAGCCTAAACCAGTACTTCTCACTATAAAACCTTTACTGTTAAGTATATCAGTTTCATAAGCAAACTTTCTACTAGCCTGTTCAGGGTCACCAGGAGCAGCATCAACTAATGTGAAATAGATATCCTGAAGGTCTTCTCCACGGTTAAGATGGAATAGAATAACATTATGATGTAGTCTATTACTAGACACATCATTCATAAAGTCATTAGTTTGCATTAAAGACTCTAAGTGGTTCTGACCCTTATAAGTAACTTCTAGTTCTTGCATCAGTAATTCAACTTTTCGTGGTGATGAGCCCTGCCCATATAGTCCTCACATGTAGGACAGTACTTAAACTTCTTAAAAAACTCTTCCCTAGAAGGATATTCTTCCATTTTACGTTTTCTAGCAGCATCCTGGACGCGACGTTTCTTCTGCTCTAACCTACCCTCAGGACTCTTTTTATACCTTGTTCTGCCCTCAGAAGCCTTAAAGTGAGCTAGTATAGCCTTTTCTTTCTCTTCACTACTTAAACTAGAGTCCTGTATGATTTCCACTATTGCTGCTCTACCACTTTCTGTAAAGACATACTTAATGGGTAAATGTAAGGCATCAGCTATAGTTCTAATATACTGATCTTCCCTGTACTGCTCCCTTGCATCTTCACTAAGGTCTTCAAAAGGATTGTTTAACCAAGTACCACCTGCAGGATTATAATCCTTATGTCTAGGATCAAGCATACTAACCCCTACCCAACCTGAGCTGTCGGCATCTCTAGTTTTTCTACAAATCCAAAATCAACTAAACGGTTAAGGGCCCTTCTGACTATTCCTGGACCACCAATACTACCTGACTGTACTAAATGGTCCAGGTCAATAGCCACACCAGGAGTCCCACCGGATAGTTTATAAACCTGCTGAAGAACCATCTTAACTTGGTGTTCTGCATTTTTAGGCCAAACACCTGGGGTACTTATTGCCCTAGCACCAGTTTCAGTAAGGAGGACTTGATCTGCATCAATCTCCCCATAACCTATACCAGCCTCAGGAAAAGCTTCCATTGTCATAATAAATCCTACCTATTCCTAGATATCCCAGGGACCAAAACTCTCATCTTCACCACCCCAAACATCTGTTGGAGTTGCTGCATCCCTAGGATTATCACTAAGGAAACCTTGGTTTACAGCAGCGTTGAAAACAGCCATTGACTCATTTATAGTGAGTCTATAGCCCTTAATAGCTCCTGATTCTCCTACCCACTGTTTGGGTGTAACACCTCTTCTGTCACCACCCATCTCAAGAAGAAGTAAAACAACTTCCTGACTGGTTCGGGTTTGCTCATCAAAGACATCCCCCTCCCCAGTAGCAATTCTATTCTCTATATCAAAGGCTAGTCTGAAACCCATATCAGTAGTATAGAACTTCTTACCACTATGTTCAGAAAAGCCTTTGCCTTTACTTCTTCTAGCCATTACTATCCCTGTCTACGCTTCTTAACGTCTGAAATGACTTTGTTCATATCTGCTGGATCTAGGCTAAGGAGAGATTCAGAAGCGATAGCCTGCTTCATTTCTACCCAAAGACCAGAATCCTTAGCATCGTTGATAAGTTCCTTAACTTCATCAGTCATCTTCTTCCCACGCCTATCAACGTCCACATCGAAGTACTTAGTATAGAATCTAGGTAGTAAAGCAGGTCCTACCTGTTGATTCCTACGACGTAGTCTACCCCTAGCCCGGGCTGCTGACTTCCTAGCCGCATCCCGTTCATCATCACTCTTTCTATCTCCCCTAGGAACAACAGAAACATTAACACCCATATCTAACAGTTTCTGCCTTTCTGCAGCTTGATCAGCAAGTTTCTTAGCTGCCTTGTCTTCCTTAGAAAGTTTAGCTGCGGGTCGGGGTTTTATACCAAGTATATACTGAGTCTGACGTGTTTTCCAGCCCTTTCCCTTACCCTCAGTAGCCCAAATAGCCTCAATAGCAAGAACGTTCTGAGAAACGACTTCTTCAGAAACTCCCATTGCCTCAGCCATCCTATCTACATCAATAGAGGCTACAGCTTTCTTACCACCTAAGCCTTTAGAACCAAAACCTACAATATCTGCCATGACTACCTCTCTAGAATCCTTTCTTCCGTCTTCTTACTGGTTTACCTGTTACTGGAAGTCTAACTGCATCCTTCCTAGGATTAATACTTCCCTGACTACGTTTTATCCCACCAGCACCAGCAGCCCTTATCTTACCAACTGAAGGGTTCTGAATACTTCTTAAGCTACCAAGATCTTCTCTACTACTAGTAACTGTTCTTCCTATATTTGACCTACTAGTAGTGTCTCCAATTTTACCCCCAAGAGCACCTGTAAACTGATAACTCTTGGATATAGCTGCACCTAAACCTCTTCTAGCTTTTGTAACCTTACCAGGACGTAACTCTTTATATTCATCTTCCTGAGCTACTCTATAGTTTTTAGCAGTTTGAAGATTAGCTTTATGAACTTCTATTTCCTGAGATAGTTCTTGAACTGATCTAGGAATCTTAGTTCGTTCTGTAGCCGGTAATTCCGTATTACCCCATTTGCGGTCCTTTCTTACTTGTTCATCAGTAAGATCTGGATCTATTCCTGCGTCTCTTCTAAACTGCTGAAGATCTTCATCACCTAGATGCCTTACCTTCCTGACCCCTCTACCCCCAGACTTATATAAAGGAATACCCAAAGCCTGGGCCTCATTCTTTATATCCTGCTCATACTTTATACCCTTACGAGCAGTCTCCATAGCCTTCTTCCTCATAGGTTTAGTCATCCTATCAAAGGAACCAGACCTTCTCAAAGAGTCATCATAAGCTTTACGTTTTGCAGGTTGAGGCTGATCAAGAAGATCCTGTTTAGCTTTATTTAGAAGGACCATAATATCTGCTGCTTCCTGACTAGGATTAACATCAGGAGAATATATTTTGGCCTTTGCCCTATAAGCCTTCCTTATATCTTCTGTACTAGCAGTATTACTAACTTCTAGGAGGGTATAGTGAGTATCTTGAGTAGTATCTTCAGTAATACCAAACTGTTCCTGAGCAATCCTTTCTGCTATAGGACGTGCTAACTCTTCTTCCTGTCTACGTCCATAACCAGGACGATGTTGGTAAATGCCTTTTAGTATCCCTTTACCAACACCACCTACATTCCTAGTAATCCTGCCTTTCTTTGACTTCTTTGATTTTGAGTCTGTATCTCCATTTCCATTAGCAGGAGGACCATAAAAAGTAGTATGAGTACCACTCCTTACTCTAGGGCCACCATTACCCCCATTACCCCTTCGAGGCCCACCATTACCATTAACAATCTTTTCTAGATTTTTAGCCTCACTACCAGAATCGTGAGTGTCATTATCTTCTAGATGTTCTTGAGGTGAACCTGGAAGTGCTTGTAGACCTCTTTTACCTTTTTTACCTCTACCACTACTAGGTACCTGTTCATAGTGAGGTTCAATGGCAGCAGGACCTCTAGGGACTAAAGCCCCAGGACCAGCAGGAAGGGCAAACGGCTCAGACATTAAATCTCACCTTTGGGGAACCTACTTTTAACAAACTTAGAGATTTTAGTCTCTCCAAGAGGACCACTATCTTTAAGAGAACCAGTAGGCATCATAGGAATGCGCTCACCAGGTTCTAACCCAGGAAGTTTCCTAGGCTTTCTACTAGGATGAGGCATCTGTTTAGAGGCTGTGTTAGGGGATGTTACAGGAATACGTTGACGTATGTTCTCTTGAACTTCATAGTCTTCAGGGAACCTTTGTAACTTTCTTCCTGTATATGTTGGAGGAGATTCCTCGTATTCAGGACGTCCTCCAAACTCAGATCTAGTAACAGCTTGTCTTTCAGCACCACTATAGGCAGGCTGATCTAAGAACTCCTGTTGTTGGTAATAGTTAGTAGTACGAGCTTCTTCCTCATATTCGTAACCATTATCACCATTTAAGTAGTCCAGGTAATCATCCTCATAGCCATTAGTAGCACCTGGGAAGTCTAGTTCTTCCTCAGGTATTTCTGGTTGTTGACCATAAGACAGTTGAATGTCTGTAGGAATCTGCCCAGGACTAATTCTATCTATTATGATTTGGTCCCGAAGATCATTTCGACCCCTCCAAGGAACTATCCCTGAACGGGTCAAATAATCTAAATAGACAGTACGTGCCTGCCTAGTAGAACCTGCTGTTACTTCTGCAGTAACTCCTGCATTTGGTAACGTAACGTAATAGGTACTTTCAGCCATGGTAAACCTATCCTAGTAAATTCCGCCCTTATTCTTTTTACTGGCTTTCTTAACTGCCTTGAAAATACCAGTCTTAGAAGGGTCTGAGTTACTTCCACCCAGTTTAACTGGACTTGCCATACCGCCTATTTTCTTAGCAGTCTTTCGAGCAGAGGCTCCAATGCCTTTGCCTTGACTGAAAAGTCGCTTGTTAAGACCCTTAGTGCTTCCGTTTATTTTGCCACTCATTTTCTTTCTCCTCGTTCGTTTAGGTTGTGGTTGACTACCCAACATTGAGTCTGTGACTTTCATGACTACGCCTGCTCCTACAACCATAGGAATCAGACCTGCCATAGCATCAAATCCTGCCATATCTTCCATTATATAGTACCTCTAAAATCAAAGAAGTCCGCTGATTCGTCTTTGTTACTTCTAGGGAAGGGTAAACCTGCAAAAGGATCAGTATGAATCCCACTTCCAGGTTGCTTTATTTTCTTTGGGGTTTTCTTTATCCCTGTACCATCAGCCCAAAAACTACAAAGGCCTTCTTCATCAATCTTCCCATGAACAATTCTACAAATGGGTGATTTATTTCTGTCTATAAAGTGAACACAGGTCCCACATTCATGGGGCCAATCACCTTCCCTGTAGTTACATTCTGCCTTAGTGTACTTATCCATTAAGCCCTTAATCTTCATGTTTCCTGATAGAAGATTATGTCACCTTATTATGTCATCTATTATAGTATTTATAAACGGGCCTGTCAATAAATGATATTGGAGAAACTGTAGTATTTAGTACCATCCCTTTGCAGGGAGTGTCTTTAATTCATCCATTGCTTCTTCATCCAAGTCAAAGTAATCTCCAACTTCTATAAGGAACTGCTGTTCTTTCTTAGTTACAGGAATCTGTACTATTTTCCCGTCTTCCATAGCCTTTTCAGGACCATCTTTTCCTGTAGCTAAACGAATCCTTTCTAAGATAAGTTTAGCATTACTTCTAAGTACTCTAGTTCTGAAGTCTAACTCTTTAGTACTCTCTCCCTCCTCATTAACTAGGTCGTCCATTGCTGCTATTTCTACCAAAAGGTCATAGAGTTCTAAACCCCAATCACTCCCAATATAAAGTAGACGATCTACACCCTTAGCCCCTGGATTAAAGGTCTTGCCTCCACCTCCACCACCTCTACTTCGTCTCTCTTCCCTCTGTTTACGAGCCTCACCAAAACCTGGAGTAGCCATTTTACCACCTACCTGCTAAACAGTAAAATCCGGGTCTAACACACTTAAAGTGCATTGACTTCCTTAAAGTATTAAGAGCAGCTTGATTACTCATATCAGTGAAATACTGAGTTCGTGCTAACTCCCCTAAAAGTTCAAAGTGCATAGGATCAGGGTCAATAGTTAGAAGTCTTAGTAATATCCTCTCATGTTCAGGATTAACACTATACTTCGGATTCCTCTGAGTCATCTTATACTCCTATAAGTCTTTCATAAAACTAACTACAAGGAAAGCTAACGTAACACCTATTATTACTGAAACTACTGTACCAGTTAGTCTTCCCTTCTTATTTCTAAGTTTAGCCTGTTTCTTAAAATCTATATCTCTTTTCCTCCAATTACAGTTAGCACATAAAAGTTGATAACGCTTTGGGTTATCTACAACCTTCTTGTATAACTGACCTCTAGTTTCTCCAAATCTACGTTCTATATTACCATCAGAGTTAACATGGTCTATCTGTAAAACCCTAGGATCCTTTTCTCCACACTTTTTACACTTTCCACCTAGGAGTTTATGGATAACTAACTTTCGTCTCTGATAGTAGGTCCTCATCAGACATTTGCTAACTTTCCTTTTATAAGTCCACTTAAATCATGAACCCATCTAAGTTGTAATTCCTGAACTCTAGGAGTATTTTCACTAGGTGGTTCAGGAGTAACTAAATAGTTACAGAAAGGTTCTAAATCCCTAATATCTTCTCCACCATTAAGCAAAATAGTCACTGCCCCTTTACATTGAGCAGTTTCAAAAGCATTAAGTAAGTAGGGAGCACGTCCACTAATACTAAAGGCTATAACTACATCATTAGGACGTACTAAACCCTGAATCTGTCTACTGAAAACAACATCCCATCCAAAGTCATTTGTAATAGCAGTTAAAACACTTATGTTGTCGTTAAGGCAATATACAGAGAGAGGATCTTCATACTGTTCATACTTACCGGCCAGTTCTCCAGCAAAGTGAGTTGCAGTTGCTGCATTACCACCTACCCCAAATATGAATACAGACCCCTTTGATCCTAGCACATTAGAAAGTATAAGTGCAAGATCTTCTATATTCGACTTTAGCATTAACTAATCTCCTATCCACCTTCTCTTCTTTACTTTGACTTTAGGTAAAAACTTTTTAGCCCTAGAACTAATATGTTTCACCTGTAAACTTGTTAGATCCTCAAATCCTATCTGCCTAAAACCTTTATTAGCCCCTGCAACCCCATACTCCTGGTAGAACCAGTGGTCATTAGCAGTCTTAGATAAACTATCATAAAAAGCCTGCATTTCAGGAGGGCTAGGGTCTTCAGTAGGAAAACTTATCTCAAGCAACCACTTACCACTTCTTTTAATTGTCATAGGTTTATACCTGGTCCTCTTTTCTTAGGTCTACCCTTAGATTTAGGGGCTAAAAGGGACATTGCAGGTTTATCCTGACCCTCAATAGGCTCCCTAGGTACATCTATCTGGGTAAAGGCCTGCTTTTCCCTTATTGAGTTGTCAAACATCTGAGTCCTGCCACACTTCAAGCAGCTACCAGAACTATTAGGACCATTGGCTATCTCTATATTCCAGTGATGAGTACAATCTTTAAGTTCCACTTACACCTGTCCTTTGCCCACTGAGTTGATCTACAGTTACATAGTCATTCTCAAACTGATTAGAAGTAAATATAGAGTACTGATGAGTAATCATCTTCTGTAAAACAGGGGGTGGCACAGTAACTATATGTGCTCCTGCTTTAATACAGTCAAGGACATTACCAACTGTACGAACTGAACCAACTATAAGTTCACAGCCTTTATCAAAGAAGTTATTGTCTAAATAAATAACACAGTCCTTAACTACTTCTCTATAATCCCCACCCTCATCATCTATCCTACCAGCAAACAAACTAACAAAGTTAGCACCTGCTTTAGATGCTAGAATAATTTGAGCTAAGGATAACATAGCAGTACAGTTTACAGGAATACCTTTATCACTAAGTTCCCTAATAATATCTAAGTTATGATTTCCCTTAGTATCAAGGAACGGAACCTTAATTGCTAAATTACCATTTATAGGTGACAACCACTTATACAGAGTTTCTGCCTCTTTAAGAAAATCAGCACCTGATTCAACAGAAATATGCTTTCCATTTATATAAGCTGAAATTTCTTCTAAATCCCCACCTTCTTTCTTAAGGATTGAGGGATTTGTAGTAACACCAGAAATAACTGCACTCCAGTGTTTTATATCATCCAAGTTAGAGGTATCTAAAAAGATTTTAGACATTACCTGACCTCGACTATTTTATTATCTATAAGGAAAGTTAAGACTTGACTAAAATGAGGTTCACCAACCCCACTTATCTGTTTAAGACGCCACCTTCTCAAACCCTTTGTAGGAATACCCTTATTAGTAAGTAACTCTACTAGGATAATAGGTGTATCTTCAGGAGAGTCCTCTGCAACACCTTCGTATATTGCTAGACTATCTTCTGTAGCCCGAATTAGGGACTTAGGACTTAGTTTAGAACCTTTTGCCATAACTAACCTCTCTTACTACCTCTATGCTCCTTATAGAAATACTTTGCATCAGCCTGTGCAGCCTTCTTAGTAGGCTGATCCTGAGTAACATTTGCTAGAGCCTGTAGAGCACGTGCTGCTGAAAGGTTTGATTTGTGACCTTTCAAAGCAAGTGTTCTACGTTTCTTTGCAGGATAGGATTTCTTCCAACCTGTATGCTTAGATTTAGAACCTGCTGCCTTATACCACCTTTCAACCATTAGGAAATACCTGCCTTTCTAGCTAGTTTATTCCTTAAAGCAACAACCTTAGGATAGGCTTCCCTCCACTGTCCTACTAACTCCATATGTTCAGGATCTTCTATACTCTCAGGATTCATTAGAGGTCTGGAACCAAATTCCCAACGACCTTTACCACCCCATCTATTCTGAAGCATATTCCCTAGAGTATCTATATAGTCATCTAACATAGAAATGATCTCTAGGTCACTCATAGTATGAAGGTTTGTCTCTTCATACATAGTTTGATAGAGAGGGATGGTCAGTACTAACCTGTCTAAGAAAATAAACTCTCTCTGAGATAAGTTAGAAAATATACCACCAAACCTCTGAGTCATTAGATAAAGACCTCCATCTGTCTTTCAGACATATGAACTATCTCTGTTCCAGTATGAGCCACCTTTATAGGAATTCCACCTATAGGTTCAAGAGACCTTTCACTATACATTAAGAAGTATCCACCCCCACCTAAACCAATTAACTTTCCACCTAGAGCACCAGCATCTAAACACTTATCCCAGACTTCAGCCATTTCAGGTGTAGCAATATCAGGATCCCTATCCATTTTAGAGCCCCAATGCTCAGAAAATAGTTTTGCTATCTCTTTATAGTTTTTAGTATAAATATGCCTTTCTATAAGTTTTCCTATCTCTTTAACTTTCTGTAAGGAAGCTAGCATATCTACATCAGATTCCTGAGTCTTCTCAATCTGCCTAGTTGCAATATCTAGATTAGGCCTAACCCTATTTGTAAATACTAGATAAAGGTTCCTAGCAAACTGAGACACATCAACAGGAGAACTTCCACTAGGTTCTTCTAATCTTTCAGACCCTAAAATGACTGAATGAGATCCACCTCTTGAAGCAAAATACTGATCCTGCATACCACCAGGAATTCCTGCAGCCTCTCTTTCTACATGGAAAGACTCATTAAAAAGATTCTCTGTAGTATAAGACTCTCCACCTTTAAGTGCATTTAATCCTACTAATAGGGCACACGTAAAGGACGATGAACCACCTAACCCAGATGATTCAGGCACATCACTAAAAGTAGAAATTTCTAATCCACCCTTTTCAGGTAAACCTATATGTTTTATAGCCTCTGCTGCAACTCTATTTTCAAGTTGTTCTAAACCTTCAGAAGAACACTCAACTGACTCATTCTTAGAGTACTTTAAGTGTATAACTGGATCTAGTATAGAATGTACCATCACATAGACATATAAGTCACAGGCAAATCCTAGAAAGTATCCACCATGCTCCTTATAGTAATTAGCAAAATCTGTTCCACCTCCACCTAAAGGTATCCTTAATGGTGCCCTACTTAAAATCATCTAGTTCCCCCTCTCTGCCTCAATTATTTCCTGTACTATAGTATCACTTAGGGCCTCTAACTTATAGTAAAGTTCAGGAACATTAGGAGCAAAACCTCCACTCTTAGCCTCTGCTATAGACTGTTCCCTTACCATTCGTCTTAGGTTAATAAGATTGCCACTAGCTTGCCTACCATCAATACTTCCAGAATAGTAAGCATCTACTATATCCTTAGCCTGCTCTACATACCATTCATAGGAACCCTCTGGAATGTCTTCACTACTAAAAGATTGTACCATTATCTTAATTCCTCATTCTGAAGTCTATATAATCCTCTTTCTAACTTCCCTATAATAGGATGTAGCCTTGCCATCCACCTACGACAGGAAGTTAGACGATTAAAGTGTCCAGGATGTAAAGGATCTTTAGTATAGGTCCCATAAGTTCCTATTTCATATTCCTGAGCTTCAGGCATACGCATCCTGTTACATTCATCTTTTAGTTCATTATACCAACCTTTTACAAATACTAAAACATCCTCAAGAGGCAAACTAAGTATATAATCTGTAGTTATGGAATCAGTTCCTGAACTTCCTGGTCTTTCGGATAGGTTAAAGCCTGCATCCCCTGCAAATATAATATCAGTATCAGGACTAAGGTTCTCTTCCTGAACCCAAACCTCAAACTGTCTAAGAGTATTTACATCTCTTCCATTAAGTATAGAAAATAAGCCACCAAATCTATCTTTAAGTACCATTATTCTATCCTTAGGACTTTAATTATATTTACCACTTAACCTTATCAGCCCAGTATGCGGCTGACATCTTACCCTTAGCTATATTTTTAGCATGCCTAGCTTTAAAACTCTTCTGTCTAGCCTTCTGCCTAGCTGTAGTAGGATTAGACCCAGC